GCTCAACGCTCCATTACATAAGTTAGAAATAGCTAATTGGAGCAAAATCCCCTCTAAACCAGGCATTGGATTTTCCAAAGAAGACAACCAGAAGGTTTATGACGATATTATGTCTCATCCCAATATGGCTTATGCTGATATTAACAAATGGGATTGGAGCTGCAAGTATTGGCTAATGGAGGATTGTGTGAAAGCAAAAATTGAACTTTGCACTAATCCATCACCCGACTGGATTAAGCTTGTCACTTTGGAACCGATGATTGAGTCTGAATCGATCTACCAATTTTCAGATGGATTGATGGTCGCCCCAACGTATAGAGGAATTGTAAATTCAGGAAAGTATAAAACAAGTAGAGATAACTCTTTCATGAGAGTCTTACTAGCTTTTCATGTCGGCTCTGACAAAGTCATAGCAGCTGGCGATGATACAGTTGAATCCTTTGTAGCAGATGCAAAGTCAAAATACGAACAACTGGGGTGGAAACTCAAGGACTATCAAAAGGTTGAAGATGGGTTCGAATTTTGCTCCCGATGGTACCAGGATGGAGTCTCCTTCCCTTTAAACGCGGGGAAGATGGTGATGAATTTCCTACACTCTAGGTTTAAGAGCAGTTTCGATTATGATATGCAGTTTATGCAATTGCACGATCAATTGGAATACCACCCAGATTTTCCAAAGATCGCAGACTTCATAAGCAGCTTGAACCTCAGTCCTGATGAGCAGGAGGGGCTCAAATAAATCGATAAAACAATGCCTGGAAAACAGAGAAAACTTGTTAGACCTTTAACCGAGGCTCAAGCTAAAAAGATAGCTGAGAAGCGTGCTAAAAGGCGCCAAGCTAGGAATAAAAATAAAAGCGGAGACAGCGCTAAACCGCGCAGCACCGCTACCATAATTAATAATTTAACAAAAAGCATGAACAACATGAACATGCAAGGCAAGCAAGCGAGCAAGCCTTATGTTCAGGCGAGGCTAAGTTGTTGTGTGCCTAGGTCTTTACCTAGAGTACCTGATGGAAATCCAACGAAAGCCTTGCGTATGTGTTTCTATGCTATAGACAGATTGTCTTTCACCGGATCGAGTCCTCAAACAGTAAATTTGCTTTTTAACCCATGGCTACCATGCCCTGGAATGGTTATATCCCCATCTAGTAGCAATATAGTTCTGAATGGATTTAACGTTCCTTTGAACCAAGGCCTGATAGGAGCCGGGTTTGGGATGCCAGCTAATTTTGCTGGGCTAGCCAAAACCTACACAGCACCTGGTTCAACATCTAACGCATTTGATGTTTACAACGCGTCCACTATTCGAATAGTAGCGCAAACTCATGCAATTAGATACACAGGTCCTGTAAATACGTGTTCAGGCGTGGTTAGAGCGTGGGAGGCAGAATCATCTTTGACCGAAGGCGGTGAGATCACTACCTATTCGGCTACAGCCACTCAGCCTACCACTGGGGTGTCAGGACAAGTGTTTGGAACAGGAACACTTTGGACTAGGAGTGTGCCCATAGGAACTCAAATCCTTTTGTTTGATGGGTCTGGAGCTACTATTGTGCCAGCGTCAGCGGCTTCCGTTAGACCGGAACAGGGAATGACTCTCAGATTACCTCACAAAACGGACGTGTATAAGTTTGTGCCTGTTGCAAACGTACCTCCTTTAGTGTCCCCCGCCAGAGATATGTCGTCTACAACTGCTGTGAATTTGTATGATTTGTTCTTTGAAACAACAACAAATTTGCCGAATATTTTTGCATACGACAATGATTGGACTGGAATGTGTGTGTTGCTTGATAATGTCAATGCGGATGCCAGTTTCTCTATAGAAACGTGCGT